CAATGGCAATTTCAAGAGCGCAAATGCTTAAAGAACTCCTGCCGGGGCTTAACGCTCTGTTTGGTTTGGAGTACGAGAAATACGAAGATGAACACACTCTCATTTATGAGACTGAAAGTTCTGATCGTTCTTTTGAGGAAGAAGTGAAACTGAGCGGCTTTGGTGCTGCTCCCGTTAAGGCTGAAGGTGCTGCAATCTCTTATGATTCGGCTCAAGAAAGCTACACGGCTCGCTATAATCACGAGACGATAGCGATGGGCTTCGCCATCACCGAGGAAGCGATGGAAGATAATCTTTACGATTCTCTTTCGGCTCGCTACACGAAAGCTTTGGCACGGGCTATGGCCTACACCAAGCAGGTTAAAGCAGCGAATCCGCTTAACAATGGCTTCACCAGCTTCCAATCTGGAGACGGTGTTACGTTGTTCAACGCTTCGCACCCATTAGTGAACGGTGGAACCAATTCCAACCGCCCATCTACTGGTGCTGACCTGAACGAGACCTCACTGGAGCAGGCAATCATTGAGATTGCAGCCTTCACAGATGAGCGTGGACTGTTAATCGCAGCCCGTCCTCGTAGCTTGGTTGTACCGCCTGCACTGATGTTTACGGCAGATCGTCTGCTGGAGACCACTCAGCGTGTCGGCACGGCTGACAACGATCTGAACGCTATCCGCAATATGGGTGCAATCCCCGGCGGTTACGCTGTTAATCACTATTTGACTGACAGCAATGCGTTCTTCATCATCACTGACATACCAAACGGTATGAAGATGTTTGAGCGTACTGCGCTAGAAACGTCGATGGATGGTGACTTCGATACGGGTAACGTGCGCTATAAAGCGCGTGAACGATACTCATTCGGCGTATCAGATCCGTTGGGAATTTACGGATCGCCCGGATCTAGCTAATAGCTAGGCAATCGAACAGGGCTGCCATTTGGTGGCCCTTGTTCTTTTCCTGACTGATTGTTCCATGTGGAACAATTGGACTAACCCAGACAGGAGACTACAATGGGTAATACAACTTTCAATGGAGCAGTTCGCTCCGAAAATGGCTTCAAGGTTATTTCAAAGAACGCCACTACAGGCGTAGTTACTGACGTAGTAGATATTGCTTCTACCGGAATCGTAACGGGTAAGTATGTAAAACACGTTGGATACGCAACAGGCGTAACTGTTAACACTACAGCAGGCGATAGCCCAGCTATTGGTGAGTTTACGCAACCTGCAAACACAATTATTACTGACATCAAGATCTTTTGTGACGTTTCACCAGTTATTGGTACGGGTGACATTGGTTATGAAGTTGGTACATCTAGCTCTGGCGCACAGATTGTTGCGGCAGTGACCGATGAGATTTTGGACGGCGGCACGACTGTTGTTGCACACAACGTAACAACCACCTCCTTGGTTCTACAAACCCAAAGCGGTACTACGGCACCTGCTTCTGTTCAATACACAGATACTGCAAGAACTATTTTCTGCAACATCACCAACACGGTTGATGCTACAACAGCAGGTTCTTTTACGTTCATCATTGAGTACGTTCAGATAGCGTAATAGGAGGCGGTTATGGCTGATGCAGTAGCAACCCAAACTATTCAAGATGGCGGCAACACTGCCATCTTTAGGTTTACAAATGTTAGCGATGGCTCTGGTGAAAGCGCCGTTGCTAAGATAGATGTCTCTGCGCTTGCCGTTGACCCTGTAACTGGAGCAGCTTGCACGAAGGTATCCATTCAAAAGATTTATTACTCAACGATTGGTATGGGTGTAAAAATCTTCTTCAATGCGTCTACTAACGTGCTTGCTTGGCAGCTTAACGCTGACTGGGCAGATACGCTGGATTTTTCTGATTTTACAGGAATACCCAATAATGCGGGTTCTGGCGTAAACGGTGACGTTTTGTTTACCACTGTTGGTCACTCTAGCGGTGATGTTTACAACATCGTTATGCAGGTGCGGAAGCACTTCTAGATCAAGCTGTGGCTAGAAACTACAAAGAAGAGTACAAAGAGTTTCACTCTAAACCAGACCAGAAGAAGCGCCGTGCGGGTCGCAATGCAGCACGGCGTAAAATGGCTGCTTCTGGCAAGGTTAAGAAGGGTGACGGCAAAGACGTTCATCACAAGGACGGCAATGCCCTCAACAACAAACGAAAGAACCTTCGCGTAGAGTCTAAGTCAAAAAACAGGTCACGCAAGAAATGAGCTTAACTGACGCTGAAAAGAACAGGCTAAAAAAGGTCGGGCTTACCGGCCTAAACAAACCTAAACGCACCCCTAGTCATAAAACCAAGAAGGCTGTAGTCGCTGTGCGCGATGGCGGCAAGATGAAGATCATCCGCTTTGGTGACCAGAAGATGGGCCACAATTACAGCGCAGAGGCCCGTAAGAGTTTCAAAGCTCGGCACGGCAAAAACATAGCTAAGGGCAAAACCAGTGCCGCATACTGGGCAAACAAGGTTTTTTGGAGTGGCAAGGGAGGCAGCAAGAAGTCTCCTCCTAAATCTCAAAAACAGAAGTTTGGCAGAGGCTAATGGCGATCAGTCGAGCGCAGATGGGTAAACAAATCAAGAACGCGCCATCTAAAAAGAAACGTGTTTCTAAAAAGAAGCAGAAGGCTAGGAGGCCGTAATGGGAAAGAAAGATCTTGGGATACTCGGCGGTGGATTGGTCGGACTTATTGCAGAAGAGCCTCTAGCTGCAATAAGCCCTCTTGCTGGATATCTAAAAAACAGACGAGATAAAAAGAAAGATCGACGGTTAGAAAGAGAAGCCGCCGATGCTGCTGAAGAACAGCGTATGCAAAAGATCATGTCTGCCACAGGCGGTACTGGCGGCATGGACGGGATGAAAGCTGGCGGCAAGGTAAAGTCTATTGATGGCATGGCTATTAGAGGCAAAACCAAAGGTCGGATGATCTAGATGGCTGTTAGCGGCACATATGCATTCAACCTAGACCTCTCTGATGCTATGGAGGAGGCTTTTGAACGCGCTGGTTTAGAGCTTCGTAGCGGCTATGATTATCGCACAGCTAGACGAAGCATTAACCTGCTTATGCTGGAATGGCAGAACAGAGGCCTAAACCTGTGGACGGTCAAAGAGGGTACGCAAGCCCTTACTGAAGGAACGTCTGCTTACGCACTAGATGCAAAGATATTCGACATCATAGAAGCATTTGTTCGCACCAATGCGGGTGACAGTTCTAGCCAACAAGATCAAACATTGAGCAGGATATCTGTAAGTCAGTACGCTCATTTGTCAAACAAGCTTACACAAAGTAAGCCTTTGCAGTATCAGATAGACAAAGCGCCAGCACAGATTACGGTTAACCTTTGGCCTGTGCCAGATAGCGCGTCATATACGTTTGTTTATTACTACTTAGAGCGCATCGATGATGCAGGCTCTGCGGCTTCAAACAATATGGACGTACCAGCTAGGTTCTTGCCTTGCTTGGTTGCAGGTCTGTCTTACCAATTAAGCCTTAAATTTCCAAACGCAGCATCTAGATCATCAGTGCTGAAGGCTGATTATGAGGAGCAGTGGAACTTAGCTGCTGATGCTGACAGAGAGAAAGCATCTATTTACATAGCACCGGGGTTTTAACGTATGGGCGCTTACGCTAGTGGTAAACATGCATTCGGCTACTGCGACCTAACAGGGTTTCGATACCCGTTAAAAGACCTTGTGCCTCAAATCGTAAACGGCAGGCCTACTGGTTTTTTGGTTGGTCGTGACGTTAACAGCCCAGATCAACCACAGCTTAAGCTTGGCAGGATTCGTATGGACGATCCGCAGGCGCTGAGAAACCCAAGACCAGATCAAGGTTTGGATCAAAGCAGACTGTTAACCTCCTTCAACCCAGTAGGGCAAGTTGGTTTGGATATGTTTGGTAGCGTTGGCATAGTGACCGTGAGTACAAGCTAATGGCATTTACATTCACAACGCTTAAAACAGCAATACAGGACTACGTTGAGTCAAACGAATCCACATTCGTTACTGACCTGCCAACCATTATTACGCAGGCAGAAGAAAGAATACTCAAGTCGGTTCAGTTGCCGGACTTTAGGAAGAACGCTACAGGGACAACAACTCAGTCCAACCAGTACTTAGCGGTGCCATCTGACTTTTTGGCAACGTATTCTTTGTCAATAGATAACAGTGGCTATGAGTTCCTGATTCGTAAGGACGTTAACTTCATCAGAGAAGCTTACCCTGTGGCTTCTACGACAGGGGTGCCAAAGCATTACGCTTTGTTCAATGAGCAAGTTTTTATTCTAGGCCCAACGCCAAACGCCAACTACTCTGCTGAAATACATTACTTCTATAAGCCTGAGTCAATTACCGTTGCTAGCGATGGGACAAGTTGGCTAGGCACAAACGCAGAAAATGCGTTGCTTTATGGTTGCTTGGTGGAGGCTTACACCTTCTTGAAGGGAGACCCGGATTTAATGCAGCTTTATGCGACAAGGTATAACGAGGCATTAGAAGAGTTAAAGGCTCTTGGTGAGGGCTACAACACCACTGATAGCTACAGGGCTGGAGCCGTAAGGGCCAACAGATAATGCTTTCTATGGAAGTTGGCAGCGTTATTGTCACGGCAACTGAGAATGGCGGTCATAGCCCTGAGTTTTGGGCCAAGTCAGCCGCAGACAGTATTGTTAGTGTAGGGGGCAATTGTCACCCCGTCATAGCGGAGCAGGCACAAGAATTCCAAGAGGCTGTTAAAGTTACAGTCTTGAGATACATTAAAGAGGCGATAAAGAGCGATAGAACCACGCTGATTGCCGAACTAGATCGTCAAGGTCATAAAGACATGGCTGATATAATTAGGAGGCTATAATGTCTATTACGAGTGCAATGTGTACAAGTTTCAAGAAAGAGCTTATGGAGGCGGTACACAACTTCAAAAACACTGGTGGAAGCACCTTCAATCTAGCCCTGTACACAAGCTCTGCAACTCTAAATGCAAGCACAACTGCGTATACGACATCCAATGAGGTATCTGGTACGGGCTATACAGCTAAAGGTGCCGCACTGACCCGTGTTGACCCAACAACCTCCAGCACAACAGCGTTTACAGACTTTGCTGACCTGACATTTTCTAGCAGCACAATTACGGCAAACGGGGCGCTGATATTTAATGAATCAGCCTCTGGAGACCCTGCGGTATGTAGCCTTGCGTTTGGTGGAGACAAGACATCAACCGCTGGTGATTTTACTATTCAGTTCCCTACCGCTGATGCAAGTAACGCGATTATAAGGATTGCCTAAGATGCCAGCAGCAAAGAAGCCTGCAAAAAAGAAGTCAAAGTCTAGAGTTAACGAGGCTGGAAACTACACCAAGCCTGAGATGCGTAAGCGTCAATTCAATAGGATTAAGGCTGGAAGCAAAGGCGGCAAGCCGGGGCAGTGGTCGGCGCGTAAAGCCCAAATGTTAGCGAAGGCCTATAAAGATGCAGGCGGTGGTTACAAGTAATGCCATTGAAGAAGTCTCAAAAGAGTCTTAAGAAGTGGACGAAGCAAGACTGGGGCACCAAGTCAGGTAAACCGTCTACACAAGGAAAGAAGGCGACAGGTGAAAGGTATCTCCCGAAGAAGGCTAGACAGGCTTTATCGGACAAGGAGTACGCTGCCACTTCCAGAAAGAAACGGGCAGACACGAAAAAAGGCAAGCAACACTCCAAGCAGCCTAAAAAGATAGCCAAGAAGACGGCTGGACACAGGAAGTAGCGTGTGGCAATTGTTAATGGTTGGGGCAGAGGCACTTGGGGCCAAGGCGCGTGGAATGAAGCGATACCTGTTGATGTTACCGGCGTTGCTGGTACAGGCGCTGTCGGCTCGGTCACAGTCACGGCAGACGCAAATGCCACTGTCACAGGCGTTTCAGGAACAGGGGCAATCGGGTCGGTCTCTATCGTTGAGGGATCAGGTGTTACGTTCTCTGTTACGGGCGTGGCGGGAACTGGAGCAGTTGGATCTGTATCCGTCTCTGCGAATGCGGATGTCAGCGTTACAGGCGTATCTGCGACAAGTGGACTGGGTAGTGTTACGCTCAAGTGCGATAACAATATCTCAGTCAATGGATTTCAAGCGACTGGTTCAGTCGGTTCAGTATCGGTTACAGGTACTGCCAACATTGTTCCTACTGGGGTATCTGCTACTGGGGCGACTGGGACATCAAATGTATGGGGGCTTGTCGATGACGATCAAACGCCTAGCTGGTCAACTATCTCAACAAGCCAAACACCTAGTTGGTCAACTGTATCAACGGCTCAAACACCTGATTGGGAAGAGGTAGCGTAATGGTACGAAGGGTCAACAAGGTTATTAAGGGTTTAGAGAAAGCCTCTAAGACTCACAAAAAGCAAGC